ATGCAAGATAAAAAGCCTGACGTAATAGCCTTAGACGATGATGGCCTTGTTGTCGTTGCAACACCGGAATATGTCAAAGAAGCCATTGCAGAACACGCTGCAAGCCGGAATCATCCAGATGCCACGCTGCAAGATAAAGGACTTGTTGTCCTGAGTAATGATACTGGCAGTGATAGTGAAACGATGGCTGCAACACCAAAAGCAGTGAAAGCAGCATATGACCTAGCCAATACTGCCAATCAAAACACCCTCAATAATAATTCCAATCTCTATTTGGAGAAGAAGCAAAACGGAGCTGATATTCCTAATAAACCGGAATTTATCAGTAACATCGGTGCAGTATCCGAAAATGGTGGAGTTTATCCAGGTTCCTTCCAATTTCAGCAAGTAGAAACAACACCGAAAGAGAGTAACCCTGTAAAGATCGTATCTGCACCCCATCAAGAAGCTAATAAACTTGTGGCTTTCACTAATTATGGTTGGTACAGCAATGATATCCAGACAGGAATTGTACGAGGTGGTGGAGTTGATACTTTAGGGTATGCAGTAGACATTAATAATACGAGAGCTTTAGTTGTGACAGAAAATGCAGTCACTACAGGTTCTATACACATTAGATCAGGTAATTATGGTGGTGTTTTATCATATAGAGATGATGGAACTTATTGGAGAATAGAAGGAACTTCTGATGGAGAGTCCATTTTACTAAATTTTATAGACAGAAATCCAGATGGCTCAAACAGGTATGTTCAATCTTTACCCAAAGGAACTGGAACTCTTATGTCAACATCTCAACACTACATTGATTCTAGCGGTTGTGTGAAAAAAAATTCTCCAATAATCAAATTCAGTACCGATGGTTTATTTGAAACAAACAGTGAATCCGAAGGTGCTACTATTGAGCACTTATCACAAGGTACTTACCTCATTAAAGGCGTTAAGGGATTCAGTAATGATGAAGCGGTAAGTAGCATCGATATCCCACGCTGTCAGAACGATCTACCAATGGTTTGGGTCAACCATGAAGTTCTACCCGATGGCTCTATCAAATTAATGACCTACCATCGAGAACACTCAGATGCCCCAGCCTTCGCCAGAAATATACGCGAAGGTTACGCTAACGGTGATTTAATCGATATTCCCGATGGTAGATTTGTTTCTGTCCGTGTGCAAATGCCGGAGACTAAATAATCACAATCTTCATTCTTCTGTCATTTTCAAAATATAATTTGGAGGTAATATTATGTATGATTGGTCTGGAACTGTTCCTGCTAACCTTGAACAAGGTCAACCGACAGGACTTGTACTCCAACAGGGGGATGTGATCTCTGTTATTGCTTCGGGATGGGTGCAATACGCCTCTGACAATCGGCCAGATCCATGGGCTGCCCCTCAAGGACTTGTAGGTAAATCTCCTCAGGCAACCTATAGCTTAATTGCAAAAATCGGAGATAAAGCCTACGAAATTAGTAATGGCGTGCTTCACAAGACTGTGCCTGTTGATGGAGAGTTAATACTTTTATTTAATGATACTCCTAATGATTTTAGTGATAACTCCGGTGACTTTTATGTTAACGTTAAAATAGAATCACGTTATTCTCCTCTCGAAGAAATACAATAAATAATCTCGATATCCAACCCGCGACTTTCTGCGGGTTTATTATGCCAACCTCATCAATAATAACCATAAGATACAGTTTTAATTTGAAATATATTTTTATCACATTTCGATAAATTAGCGCTCTTTCCACTTTACAGATTAGGAATATTCCGATCATATATTAGGGAAAGTGAATTAGTATGACGGGCATTGGTTTATCAATATGGTGGATTTATGAATGAGAACATTAGGTATAAGGGTTGAACCAAAGCAAGTATCATTCGTTGTATTTTGCAATAAAGAAAATGACTTGCTCTGCGTAGATGAGATAGTTGTACCTAAAACCTTAGAGATACCAGAGCAGTTAAAATATATTCGTAATAGTATACTGGATATTCTTAGAGAATATCAGATTCAAAACGCAGCGTTACGTGTAGCAGAGGGGGTTTCAATAAACAAAAGCACCCTTAGATGTTATATTGAAGCAGTTATTCAAGAAGCATTCTCAAGTAGCAATGTGGAGCATTACTTTGTAATGAGAATGAACACCATAATAAGCAGACTGAAAATAAATAAAGATGATTATAACTCTATTTTAAATTCATCTAAGAAATTAAATAAAATAGATAATTCATCTTTCAAAAAAGCAATGAATGAAGCGATGATGGTAGCTGTTGCGGCGGTGAATAATGATTAATCAATTTTATACTAATGCTCATGTATCTTTCAGGGAATTAAGAGGACTGGACGAGCAGGGAAAGAATTCTCGCGTATTCTTGGCTTATGATAAAAACTTAGATTGTAATTTGGTTATTAAGGAGATCAAAAAAGATATCTTTGATTATGACCGTTACTTTAATGAAGCAAGAAAGCTCTATTTAAGTATTCATCCTAATATCGTTCAAATACAATACGCAGCTCAAGATAGCAGCAATGTTTACATCGGATTACCATTTTATAAAAATGGCTCAATCCATAATTTAATGAATGAAAAACCCTTAACAGTTAGTGAGATCATAAGGTACTCAATTCAATTTTTAAGTGGACTTTATCATATCCATACAAAAGGATTAATTCATTTCGATATCAAACCGAATAACATACTACTCTCTGATAGGAATGAGGCTTTACTATCTGATTTTGGTCTTGCTGAGAGGATTAATGACGCTGGATTTGCCTCACCAGATATGCTCTATAATTTACATCGTCCTCCCGAGTCATTCTTAGATGAAGAACTAGACTTTACTGCTGATATATATGAAGCTGGCGTTACTATGTACAGAATGTTAGTGGGTCATGAGCAATTTAACAATGAAGTTAACCAACTCTGCTCAACAGATAATTCTTTTGAATTGATGTCAAATGCTGCCTTCCCATTTAAAAATTATCCGTTACACGTACCGAAATCTATCATAAAAATAGTTAACAAATGTTTAGAGAAAAATAAAAAAGATAGATATCAATCGGTTCAGCAAATATTAAATGATTTATCAAAAATCGAGTCATCAGACTCTTTACATTGGCGTATACACCCAAGTGAAGAAAAAATTGAATGGATAGGAATCAAAAAAGGTGCTAAAGTTTCAATAGAGTTTGACATAATAAAAAATAAATGCTACGGCATAAAAGAGCTTTCTAACGGAAAATCCCAAAAGATATCAGAATATTGTAAGGACTCAGTTAAAGAAAGTGATATTCGCTCACTACTTACAAAGTAAGGTGATCCTATGAAAAATCGCGAGGATAAGACAATATTCCCTCGCAGACATGAGCTAGCATCAGCATCTAATTGCAAAAGAGAGGCTAGATCTCTTTCCAGTGAAGCGAGAGACATGAGAATTACACAATTTAATGAAGCATTAAAAAACATGGAAAGTTATGTGCGATTAAAGAACTAATCAGCCCTCCCCCCTCGAGGGCTTTTCCCATCACGTCCCCACCTCCCCCTGCCTCACATTCCACACCGAATCGGCCGGCATCTGGACACGGACAGATATAGACCGACCGACAGGGATATCAATCGGGTCACCATCAGCGTACCCATCCCGTACATTTCTGGCGAATACGGGTGCGTCTGCGTGCTCACGATGGTAGGTCATTAATTTGATTGAACCATCGGGCAGCACTTTGTAATCCACCCAAATTAACGGCAGTTTATTTTTACATAACGGTATCTCAACCCCGCCATCGACACCACCCCATGCGGCGTCGGCATTAAATCCCAGCACGTTTTTGATGAGGTAGACGCCCTCGGACAGGTGTTCAACCGTAGCGCCCTCAGATTCGTCGTTGGTTTCAAATTTGCCATCGCTCCAAATTTTGATGATGGGGGACGCTTTTTTTAGAAAACCGTCAACGATGGTGGTGTTACCGGTGCACCATATCATACCGCCCACTTTGGGATGGTGAATCTCTCCTGCCCATCGTTTTCCATCCCAATAATCCAAAAAAGCGGCTCCTTTTCGCACCCCCATCATGTAACGCTCACCTCCCGAATGCGATGAGACTCGAAATGCATTCAGCTCACCATTCATGAACCCTCCCGATTTAGGCATGGCATTCTCAGCGAGCTCCACCGATTTCCGTAATCCCAGATTATTCACAAACTCCGCTGTATTAGGAATATCTGCCCCGTTCTTGGATTTTTCGAGGCGGTTATCAATAGACTGATTGAGTTGAGCGATATTTTCATACAGCGCCTTAATCGACTGCAATGATACCGTCTGACCATTCGGCAATGTCACATCAACCACACCATTCTGTGACATCCATTTGTCCATGTTCTGGAGGAACAGGGTAATGTAGCTGGTGTTGGCTAAAATATGCCGGACGCCATCCGAAACAGAATCAGGAACGGTGGTCTGAATCTGGTATTTCACGTTATTCAGGGTAACGGGAATGGTATCGACCAATACCAGCTCGGTATCCGAGTTCACCGCCTGAATCATATGGTTTAAATTGTTGTTGCCTGACCGGATTAATATAATCTGTCCAGGCGCAACGCCGTTGATATTAGATATAAATTGCGTACCCGTGCCGCGGACAATAGCCGAGCCGGACACGGTGGAAATTGTGCCTTGTGAATAGAACATGGTGGGGTTCCTGTTAGACGTCGTAAAGAGCGCAGTCAATATACGGGCTGGTGAGATCTTCTACACTGATCTCAACAACCCAAGAAAGGGCACCTGATACGGCTGCCGGAACGAATTGTGTAGACTGGCCGTTGAAAAAGGCAGAAAACGAGGTGTCCCTGTATTGCAGTATGGGGAAGTCTCCAGGTGGTTCGATTGACGAGCTAATCCAGCCTGTCGTTTGCATTAACAAGGCTTTCTTTCCCCGCAATGTCATTTGTTGGTTGGTGTTGTATTCCCCCTCAATCGCCAGCGGATTTGTATCACTGGTCATCACACATTTTCCGTTCTCATCCCAGACAGCAATCCCCCAATCAGGGACGGGTTGCGGATAAACCAAGGTAAAAAGGTAAATCTCACACACCGTTGGGGTACGGGAATCTGGCGCTGACAGCTCAACATACCAGCGGCTTTTTCCACTGCTGAGTTCACCATAAGGTGCATTCTCTACACTGTCCGTATGGGCGCACATAAACGCCAGACACGGCTGTGTTGTGCTAATATGCGTATCTATCTCTTCATACCATCTGCCAATGGTAACCGATATTTTCCTGACAAAAGAAAGCGGTGTCGTTTTGGGTGTCCACCACGGGATCCCTTCATTCGTTGTTAAAAATGCGCCCCAATCCATATATCCTCACGCTGTATAATACGCAATCAGCCAGCCCTCAGCAGCCACACTGCGCCCGGTTGAAATAATGATTTGGTTATCTCTCACCAAAAACTGGCGTTTGGCATTCGGCCATTCCCCCGTTTGTGTGCACATAAACACATACGACAGCCTCAATCCCTCACTCATCGGCTCACGGGGGACAGTGAGTGCGCCTGCTGTCTGTCCGCTGTTCAGTTTCATAAATCCCGCATAAAGAAAGGGGCGGATGCCTGTATTACGCTGCCGCCCCTGCTCGTCCCACACACCAAAACCATAATCACTCATCGAAATTGTCCTATATATCCCATTGCCGCCCTGACTCGTCCGTTCTGGTCATAACACGCAATTGCCCCATTCGCCCAGCGTAACCCTGCCTGAGAACGCATGTCATTAAATTCAAAAGCACCGGTGACCGCATTAATCAAAAAGCCTGCCATGTACTGTACGTAGTTCTTTGACCTGATGGCATCAGATAAAATGATCTCCCTGATATAACCTTTATCGATAAACCCGTCCCTGATAAACACCTGACCGTTCTTCACCGCCATAAACGGCTCTAATTTACCGTTAGCCGGGTTAAAAAACGCAAAATTGTTGGCAGAAAATCCAATATACGATTCCAGACTACCGTTCTTGAATTCACCGCTAATCACCATGCCACCCGCGTTATATTTTGTCCCATTGCGGTTAATGGTGATATTCACGTTGTGGATGGCGTAACCATTGCCGGACTGGTTAAATTCCGCCTGCATTTTGCTGTTGATGATGGCCTGTTGTTCACCAAATTGCGCCTGCACCTGTTGTGCCGATTCAGCTACCGCTTTCTGCGTACTGGATATGGCCTGTTTGTTAGTCACCACATCCGCTGCCACATCCCTCATGCTGGTACGGATTTCGGTAAATTGCTGACCAAACGATTTATCCCGTTCAGCTATCGTGGTCTCAACCGTTTTGATACGGGATGCGTTAACCCCAACCGACGAATTAACCTCCGTTATTTTCTGCGCCCACGCCTCATTATCCGTTGCCCTGACTGACCAGAGTTCACTAATCTGCGCCTTACTCTCCCCGTCACGCACCATCAGTTCCCGTGATAATTGCTGTTGCGCATTGGTGAGTATGAGGGCACTTTCCGCGTTCCAGTTCATGTCGGATTGCAGGCGCTTTCCGGCTTCGGCGGAAAGGAATTGGTTACCTAATTTCTCCACTATCTCAGGGGTATTATCATCAGGTTGACCGGAACCTTCGACAAATTCCGAGCGCCCAACCGCATTAACGCTGCGGACATAGACATAATAGGTGTAACCCGCTTTTAGCCTTCTTCCCTGTACGATCCACATCGTCCCTGTGCCGAGGTATTCCGCCCTAGACTCCACATCGCGAATATCCGTAATTTGTTTATCTGAAAACCAGAATTCATACTGCGCACGGAAGCTGTTTTGCCCGCCAGAACGGGGAATAAAACCGAGACTAAAATAGCCTGGCTCCACCTCAATATAAGTGGGGGCGGGCGGCGGGTTAATCGAGAAAGCTGTGGTGACCCTCGTGCCTTTTTGACCGCGATCATTTTGTGGCACTACTGACAACTGATAGTTACCCTGGGGTAAACCGCCAAAACGGTAAAGGGTCTCTGCGGTTGATGCCGTACCTACAATCCTATCACCCATAGTCAGTTTTAACAGGAAGTCAATACCCCGTGTCGTGTAGGGGGAATTCCAGGTGGCTTCAACCTGCCATGACTCGCTATCCGGCGTGACCTCAACGGCCAGATTTTCAACGGGGGGAATAAAACCACTCACCGCGGTATCCGGCTTAGGCTCGAATTTTTCCCCTTTATCAACCACCGCCTCTTTTTCGGGAACATGCTGAACCGCGGTCACTGTAAATGTCCCATTCCCGTTATCAGCCAGACTGATAGCCCGAAACAGGCGACGACGAAGTGAAGGCAGCGTCAATGTCCAGACGCTGTAATCGGCCAGCCCCTGAGGCAACTGCTCCAGTTTAATCTGGTTACTGGCGGGATAATTCATCACAGGAAGAGACTGCGGCTGACCGCGACCATCCAATAATGAAACAAATGCCTGACCCTTTTTCGGCGGTTCAATATTGCGATCCAGCGTCAAACGGTTCGTATGCCAATCGATATGTGTGATGCGCCCCCCGATCTGCGTATCGGCGTAATCGGTATCCGCAACTTCGATAATGTCACCCGGTACATGGCGCAATCCCTCACTACCGAGGCTAAACTCAACGGTCTGGGTTTCCAGTTTTTCTGTGGCTAGAATCCATAACCCGTGGCGATGTGCCTGACCGCGGCTGGTACACCCGAACGCATCGACACGTAATACGTTGCGGCCAAAACGCGCGACCAGTTCATCATCGGAGACTTGTTCAATACTGGTTTTCCAGCCATTGCCCGGATCAATGAAACGCACCTCAACCACGGTGTGACGGGCTTTTAACGGGCTAAAGCTGTAATTAAAACGGCCATTCACCACGTTAGCGTTTGTATAAGGCCAGGCAATATCCGCGGGGCGATCCTGAATAAAGGTCAGTTGTTGGCCGTTCCATACCGGCATGATACGCATCATTGAACTCAGGTCACTGATAACCTCGTAAGCTTTGCGCAGATCCGTGATGTACGCATTGCAGGTCATGCGCGGCTCTTCGCCGCCGAACCCATCAGGCACAAACTGATCACAATACTGCCCGATAACGTACAGGGCGAATTTATCAATCTCCGCAATGTTTAACCGCCTGCCCATGCCATAGCGGGGATGTGTGAGTAAATCCCACAGCACCCAGGCGGGATTATTGGTATAGGCGGGTTTAAAGTGTCCGCTCCAGATACCCGTGTATGTGCGGGTTTCCGGGTTATAGTTATCTGGAACCTGAATAATACGCCCTTTTACCAGATAGTTACGCCGGGGAAAGCGGTTACCGAATTGCTCACTCTCAAAGGTCAGGCCAACCACTGCGGAACCGGGATAAGTCTGCGTGATATCGGTAATTTCGGTATAGCTTGACCAGAATGTTGTATTTTGCAGTTTGTCGCTGTTACTGTCCTGGGTGATCCTGACTAACCGCACACCAAACGGGGGCGGCGGAAGTTTATCGATAATGACCGCCATCAGATACGGCGAGTTGCTGCGTTTGCCACGGATAGTGACATGCTTTTCTGTCACCCAGGAGCCGCCACGCTGAATTTGTACCTGTAACTCGACCGTCGTTGGTACCCTGTCGCCATTATCTTTCACTTCAACCAACGTCTGAGTCCCAAATGTTAAACGCAAACGGTCAATGTTACGGGAAGTGATCGTTCGGGTGACTGGTGCGTTTTGCTTCACCTCTACACCGACTGGATTTTCGCTGGACGACGCGGCAAAACCATCCATTGCTGGTTGCTCCAGCGTCCCGGCAACCCACTGTGCCGTCAGGCCATTGACACTGCTGTTTCCTGATTGGTCAATAACGGGCGTGTCGTTCAAATGGACGCCCTGTAAATCACCCAGCGGTCCCTCTATCGGTCCCTCACTCACCAGATCAATAATGGATAATTTCTGCCGCGAGGTTAAATCATTGGGTGCCTCATAGGGCGTATGCTGTTTACCGCCACCTTTACCCATTTACGTATCTCCTATCTCAATGGTTTTCCCGTCACTACCTTCCATAAACCGTGTTTACCTATCTCAATGTCTTTCGCTTTGCTGTCATCCATCATCTCAACACCCTGAGAAATAACCCGTGATCCGCACATAATTTCGCCGTAGGCCACCGGTACTGGCATTCCCTGGGCAACGGCATTTTCCAGATTGCTGAAATAAGTATTCCCCCGCTCTTCCTCAGAACGCGAGAGCTTCGGGGGTTTTGGCATGGGGGTGAGCATCTGCGCCACCCCACCAAGCATCATGCCCGCCCCCATAGTCATTAAGGAGCCCGCAATAGCCCAATTCCCGGGATTCCACCAGCCGATAACGAAAATAGCCGCACCGGCAACAAACTGAAGCAGCCCGCCATTTTTACTGCCGGCAATGCGGGGCACGATATGAATCACCGCCCCCGGTGACAATGGGGCATATAACCGTTGATGCAGCTCATCAGGCTTAACATCAGAACCCGAAATACGCACCTGATACCAGCCGTCACGGAAAGCTTGTCTCAATGAAGGTATTTGCAGAAAAAGAGCATGCAACCCTTCGGCGGCGGTATGGATATTTAAGTCAAACCGGCGGCCAAATCGTTGTAAATCCCCGTAAAAGCGGACGGTTGCCAGTGTTGGTATCGCCATATCGAATGTGTGAATCGTTGCCATCGTTCGTTATAGACCTCGCGTTTACTGAGTTGATTGGGAATGTGGTGCAAAATCATCTGCCCCCCCAGGTAAATGGCGGCATGATTAGCCCGGGAACTGGCATAACAACACAGGATGATGTCGCCCGGGCGAATATCCCGTTTCACCTGACGAAAACCCTGACCAGCCAGATTATTGAGATACAATTCCTTATCCTGCCGCCACCAGTTGTCCTGCCGCTCAAAGTCCGGCAAATCGTAACCGGCCAGATGATAGGCATCACGAAATACGCCGTAGCAGTCCGTTGAGCCGTGCACGAATTCACGACCCAGCAAGGGCGGAACGCATTGAAATTTCTGAATCTCACCCTCACAGACGAGCCACCACGGCAATTGCGTCTTAAGCTGGTGAACCCGATCAGCCGCGCTTAAGTACGGCACCCCATCAGGGTGACTGTGAACCACTGCAATCACCTCCCCTTGCTGGCTGGCAAGGACAAAGTCCTCAAAAGCAATAAAGAAGTGATTTTCCGGTTCGGGGCTTTGGTTCGTGCAGGGGATATAGTGCTCCCCCGTCTCATTATGGATCACCAGGCCGCACGACTCCTGGGGCGTCATGCACGCCGCATGAGCCAGAATGTCATTATCAATCATGAAAGCCTCTTATTGGCCGAGTCGGGACGTTGACAGGAAACACCCGATACGGGCGGTATTGTTTCGCAGTTTACAATCAGAAGGACGTTTTCCGCATTTATCCGCGGCGGGGTTCGCGGTAGGGTTGCCTAATTCATCCGCCACGGGCGATCCTGTGTAACCACACTCGATGGAACGGTATTCCCAGGCGCAGATGTCGGATAAAATCACCCGGGCAGGCAGCATTAACCCCTCCGTTTCGCTGGGTGCCGCTAACTCAAAGGTTGCTGTTTCTGCATTCAGGCTGGTCATTTGCTCGATAACCCAACGGCTCACCATTTCTTGCGTGGGATCGGCGTCCAGGTTGCCATTCGGGAAGTTTTCAGCATCCAGAAAGCGAGTACTGATAACCCGGCGTATCACCCACCCACCAACAGCGCTGTCTAACCGGCTGGCAATCCCGGTCACCAGGCCAAATAAATTAGAGAGCGTCACGGTTGGACGCCCCGAGGGGCCTTTGCCATTAAACATGAAGCCTTCCCCTTTGATTGGGTACGGCTCATAAGTGTTTTTCTGCCAAATCAAGGATTGATGATGCTGATTCACGCCATCATAGAACCGATACCGACTCCCGCCAATAGGGGTTAAATCAAACTCATACAGCTCAATCAGGGCATCACCGTCCAAATCAGTGACCGCAATGCGCAGTTCTGGGGGAATATTTTGCATAATAGCATCCAATAAAAAACCCAGCGTTAAACTGGGTTTAGTTGATTTGTGAGATGAATTAATATCTAAGATCGGTTAGTGCCGCTTGGCTTTATTATTCGTTAGACTTAATACTGTGAAGCCAATATACATATCTATCTTGAAATTGCTTTTGAATTGCTTTTGGTAATCTCTTATTAAGATTATCTATTTCAGACTGATAAAAAAATTCTATTTCTTTAACTTCCTTGTCTTTGTTTGCTTTTATCAAAGTTTCTGATAATTCTTTAACCCTTTCATCCATCAACTCTATACCGTCTTTTCTTCTTTTATAAAAAAGCTTAGGCGAAATGTTGGACGGTTTAAATTTCCTAAGAGTTATTTCTTCCATTTTTTCTTGAATATCAGATCCGCAATGCTTACATTTAATTGCTTCTTCTTTTATTACCTCAGCACAGAAAGGGCATTTCACCATTCCGTCTTCTCTGATTTTTCTCTCTTCAATGCTGCGTTCGTCTTTGCGTATCACCAAGGAGTGAGGTAGAGCAACAATAAATATCAACGCACCATATAACCACCAAACAAAAAACTCTCGTCCTTTACTAGACGCAATAGCGGCGGGTATAAGTCCTAGTAAAGCTGCAATCACAATAAGATACATAGACATTTCCTTGCTCATAATGAATGATGGAATTCTAATCATTACTATCAGAAAATCAATGCAAGATCTCTTCGTTATGATGTTAACGCACAACTTCCTCAAACTCTGCGTCAATTTCGGTTCGGATGGCGCCCGATGAGGTTGACCACTTGCGGCAAATAATCTTTATTATCCGATCTTGATGTGGGGGTTTCCATAGAAAAGCACTCACACCATTATGCCGCTCAAAGAATGCCTCAACCTCATGGGCTAAGGCATGTTTCATTGATAACGAGACGGTGTACTTCTTTAGATGAGTATTGATACCATCGGGGCGGCGTTGTTCGTAGCCGTCACCGAATTTAACAGACCTGACCCGAGGCTCGGCTTCCTTTTTCATCCCCGCGCGGATTTTCCATATAAATGTTTCCATCACCCCTCCGTTATAGAGCACCACCATCTCTACGTTCATTCAGAAAATAGTCCCTGGCGCCTTTTTTGCTCATTTCATAAACGAGCTTTAATGCCTGGGGACCAATTTGTCCGTTACTGCCGTCATTATTGATGGTGATGTGGTTTTGCTGAACGAATCCAGTATCACGACCGGATAATTTAGCCACCACCCCCAATTTTCCATCTGCCCCGCGACGTAACGGGAATATTCCCTCGGGACCTGCCTCACCCATTACACCTGCGCCATGCGCAAAGGCAAACATAGTGGGGCGATTAACAATCTGTCCACTGTATGCACTAAGACTAGGCGAAGTGTATACATTCCCTTTGGCATTTGGTGTCACGCTGCCAAAGCTAAAGCCCATCGCTTCAATACCTTTGATAATAGACATTTTCACAAAGATATCGGTCAACATTTTTAAAATAGAGCGGGTGAATTCCTTGAAATTAGCCTCCCCCTCCACCAGCACATTAGTTAACTGGCTACTAAACCCATTAAGGGCAGCAGAAGCCGCATTTTGTACCTGAGAGTTAACATCAATGGCTGTATCGCGATAATTAGCCCATGCTGTTTGCGCTCCAGCGAGCCAATTAGCCCGTTTCTGATCTTCCATTTCAAAGGTTTTCTGTTGTTCCGCCAGCATATCATTCAGTCGTGGATTATTTTTATGACCGGAGAGCAATTGAGCCCGTTCCAGACCACGTTGCGCTTCGCGACTAGATTTCCCTAGATTAGCTTCAATAGCATCTCGTTTAGCCTGTTGCTGGGAGGTGTACTTATCTGCCTGATCTTGCAGACGGTTCAGTCGCTCCTGAAATGCAATCTCATCCCCGATAGTGGCCAGTTTTTCTTTTTGAGCTAAGATGCTCTCTTTGCTGGATAGCAATGATTTTTCATCCAGAGTTAGTTTACGAGTGCGAGCCGCTTCTTCGAGAATGTTAAACTGCGCTTGTTCTTTCCACAGATCTTTGCGCTGTTGGCTGATAACATCGTCAACACTTTGATGTTTCTTAAGGACTTCAAGCTGGGATTGTAAAGACAGCAAGTCGCGGGCAGCTTTTTCATCCTCACGTGTGCCTGCATCAACTTGATATTTACTTCCTTTTAGATAACCAGGCCCTCGACGGTCACGAAATTCGTGATCGATACCAGCGCGAGCTTTCGCAATATCCTCTGCCGTCCATAGTTTAGTTTTACCTTCTTTGGCTAGTCGGATATTTTCTAGTATCAATTTATTTAACATCTTGTGTTCATGCTGTCTTTTCTCTGCCCAGCTCGTCCCCTTATCAACCAACTGATTAAACTTAATCTGACTGGTGATACTGCGCTCTTGAAGTTCTGCGGACTCCTTCTCTTTCCTTATTTTGGTATCGAGTTCACGCAGTTCTTTCCTCCACTGATCTAATATTTCATTTGATATGCTGGGTGTTCCTCCATTATGACGGCGAGGGTCATTTTCTGCCGAACGGATTTTTAATAACAACCTAGCCCTGTGCTCTGCCTCAGACGGTTTAGCTCCGATTCCTATGACAGAGTCCCACATCAAATTAGCAGCACGTTTAATTTCATCAAATAATTTGGGTAATGTACCCATACTATTACGGATTTCGTCCGCACGCTCAGCCATGGCTCCACTTAATGCATTAGTGGCATAAGTAACAGCTTCCGTTATTTTTCCTTGAAGTTCCAATTCTTTAATGTGCTGGAGTACGTTAACGGATAGGTAACGATATTGCTTATTCAGAGCAACAGAACCACCATAAGGATCATCAGATAATCGGGCGAAATGTGAAACCAACTCATCAACGCTCTGCCCAGAATAACGAGAAAATTCGACAATAGATTGCCCTGCTTTACTAATATCTACATTGAGCTTAAGCCCTGCATTCATCAGCTTAATGAGCGCCTCGGCGGCAACTTCTGCCCCTGCTCCCGTTTTACTGATATTCTCTGCATAACCGATCAATTGCCCTTGCGTAATCCCTGCAAACCGCCCAGAAGCGATAACCGCCTTATTAAAATGTTCCTGTAATTCTATAGCCTGATAATAAGCCTTGGTGACACCTCCTATTCCTGTAATTGCCGCCCCCCAACCCCCGCCACGTAGTAGGCTGCCCATACCTATTGAATCAGAAAGATTCTTAAGCCCACTAATAATCGATTCATTATTTCGGTTTAAGTTATTTGTCTCCTTATTCACTTCTTTGAGTTTGTTGATAAGCGGCGTAGCCTGCTGCGTGACCCCCAATTGTGCGGCTTTCAGTTCCAGCATCTCGGTACGACTTTTCCCGACCGCCTCCGCCTTTTGCCTGAGCGTCTGAATAAAACGTGATCTTTCTTGCGCCAGTGTCACTTCTTCCCGTTTTAATGCGCCGGTCTGTGCGGTGATTTGTGACAACAGGGTCAGGTAATCGCGATTACTGACGATACCCGCCTGGGCTTCCCGGTGCAGGCGCGAGCGCAACGCCCGTAGTGCTTCCAGTCCCCCGCCCAGCTTTTTAATGCTGTCCAGTTGACGGAAATAGGCTTCCGTGGCCGCATCCTGCTGTTGTTTGCGGGCGCTGGCCGCCAGGGATTTAGCCTGGTTCTGTTGTGCCATTTTCGCCGCACGCTGCTGAATGGCGATCACTTCACGCTCGGCATTGCGGTACTCACGCACATAACGCTCAATCACGTGCTCTTGCTGGCGGTCAAGTTGCTGTAACGTTTTAGCGGCACTGGCCGTTGAGTTTTTTATGGATTCAGCCTGTTGCTGCGCTAATTGATCCAGGCGGCGGGCACTGGCATCCGCCCGCTCGGCATTTTGTTTCAGGTGACGCTCAACGCGCCCCATCTGTTCTTTAAACGCGACACTGTCAACCGTGAGGTCAACCACCAGATCCGCGATTTGCTGGCTCATATCTGACTCCTCCCGCGATACCTTCCCCCGCTGCCATCAGCATCTCGTCATCCATCTCAACGGCGGGGGCATCACGCTGTAGTAAACTAAAGTCCGGCATCGTGACCGTGGATGTTTCCCCCAGCATTTGAACCAGGGTGTAATTCAGCCCGGCAAATTCCATATCCAGCAACTGGGGACTAAAGGGCGTCTCACCGAAATACCGCAGCCAGTCCCCCAGTTCCGACGCCGATATCTCACTTAACAGCCGGCGCCAGTCAGCCCGCCGGAATTCATGGGCCAGACGCAGGATAAACTGACGCTCACGGGTCACGACTTTTCCAGCGGTTCCGCCGTTGCTTCTGTGGTTTCCTCATCCCGCGTCATATCACTGAGCAACAACACCTGTTGCGCAGCGGCTTCCAGTGCCTTAGGTGACCAGCGGGATAACACGTCCCGATAGAGAGCGTCTATTTCCCTGGGTCCCCCTTCGGCATGCCAGAGCGAACGGGACACTAACCACGCATGGGATTCCACATTCATACGGGCAAAGAACACTGTGCGTTTCGCCTCGTCTTCCGGTTGCGCCTGCTCTGACTGCAACACTAAAAAATCGAAATATTCGATACGCTGTAGCGCGGACAGTTCAGACAATGACAGTGTCATGCCGCCATAGGTAAACTCACCTTGTTTTAAAAACATACCTGTGCTCCTTATTCGTTATCTTTTTTCACCGGGGTTTTGGGCTGAATTTCTTCCGCCAGGACAGGACGGCCGCTATTGGTCACCTTGATGGTGCGGGTGATGACTTCCTTCACCGGAATGGTTTTACCGAGCGAACTGACCCAGCCCTTAAACACATCAACCGCCCCGTTGGGGTAGCGAATACGATAAAATCGCACATCACCGGCGTGAAACCATGCCAGCAAGTCTTTCTGTCCCTGCTCGCCCGGTTTCCACGCCAGCGTAATACTGGCTTCACCGGCGGATTTTTCCCCCTGCGCCGTCGCCTTCCAGTCGGCATCTTCATCATCCAGATAGGTGTCGTCGTAACTTTCTGCACTGATTTCACCCGGCTGCAATTCCTTGATCTTAGCTAAGCGTGTCCACGGTGTGTCGCTGAACGGATCTTTAAGTGGGTCGCCCTCCCCGCTAAAAATCCACAGCGTGGTGCCCGCCCCTTTAACGGGCTGGAGTGGATTAGGTATCACCATACTTTATATCCTTACATTGAATAAATTAATTGATAGGAGAGGTCAACCGACCCCCAGAGTCCCATGTCATCATCCCGTTGGTAGTCATACCCGATGGGTGACATCGCGTCGATAAGAGCACTCAAGGCAGGAATGTGACGCAGTGCCGGATACAGGGTGTTTTCCACCCACTTATCCAGCTCAGAATCAGGCTGGCTGGCTTTCAAAAAGAGCTCAATGTGCAAAACCACCTGCCATTGGTCTTCATCCACGGCGTTGTCGGTTGATTGCGCCTCGGTGAGATACACGGCAATGGCCGGAAACTCCTGCTCATCGACAAAAAAAGGGCGGCCATCAAATACCGTTGCGCCGTTCGCGTGGGGCGCCAACGCGGCAATGACCGCTTGACGGATCGTACTGTGTTTACTCATTAGCGTTTCCCCTGAATATACAGCCGGAGCTGGTGTTTTAAGGCCGCCGCCAGCTCTTTAGGCATATCCGTTTGCAGCAGTTTTTCCGATTCTTCCCGGTATGCCTTCGTCAGCGGCGTCACCAGGGGGATTTTCACTACATCAATGGGATAGCGTGCCGGCCCCTGACGCTGCAAAATATGCCAGCGTCCGTTGGCCAGCCGCTGAATAAAGGCATTTTTGAACGTGAATCGCCCGGCCTTTAAGACACTGCCCCGGCCAAATGGGGTTCCTTTTCGCCGTGAGAGTTGCAGCCGGACATGACCCAGGGCAATTGCCGGTAAGTTTCCCCGGTTCACCACCAGCCGTGCACGGGGTGGGGTGCGGTGAGAGCTCGCCCGGCGAAAGCGGACACGTTGTCGAATTAATTTTTGTGGGATCCGGGTCTCCCGTGCGACCCGCTTCACACTGCGACTCATGGTACGGGCAGCAACCCGGTTGACCGCCTGCGCTGTCGCGGTGGGCACCAGCCGATGACTTAATTGGTTGAGATTTTTAATCGCCTGCTCAACACCTTGCATAATCCCTCCTATTCCACCCAGATATGAGGCTTATGGTTAAAACGCTGGTGACGGGTCACAACCCGCGTTTCCCCATCGACCACCACTTCATCATCACGCCGCGGATGATACGCGGATGAGAACACCACGTAGCTCACCCCGTCACCGCTAACCGGTCCCATCTCGGGAATAAATTGCGCCTCAAGCGCCGGATACGGTACGCCATTAATGCGGATAGTTTTTCCCATCCGCCGGGCGGTCACCGTATCCATATGCTGGCGCAGTCGCTCAAACGCCGTCATGTTTTAACCCTGTGCTGTCACAGTCGGGATATGCACATTCAGTTTGACTGCCACGGTCTCATCCGTCGTCTCGGCATCCGCCCAGACCACACCAATAGTCGCCCCCGTCTCAGAAACAATCGTGTCTTTCACCGCGGCCGGTTGTCCTGCTTTCAGTGCCATCCCCGCTTTTTTGTTGAGCAGGAAGACCCCAGCCGCAAAGCCATCCCCGGTCTCGTTCGGTGCAATATCGGTGATAGCGACTGCCGCCAGTGCGCCAACCAAAACCACCTGACCACTCAGGATGGGGTCTTTCGTTGTGTTTGTGATGGCGATTGTTGAGCCCTGCTGTAAATAATTTTTAGCCATAGTAACCTCACAGGCTCCAGCCGGAGCCTGATTTCAGATAGAAAAAAAGCCCATACGGGCATTGAAAGGAATACGCAGTGATTATTTTCCGGTCACTTTCACCAGACCGCGATAGTCCACGGGCGCCACGCCGGCATCAATGCGCACTTTGGTCGTGACCCCGTCAGAGGTAAAGCCCTCCTTCTGATCAATGTAGGGCGTATCAATGCCGTTGAGGTACGCGACTTCAATGGTATCGGTGCCTTTGGCGGCCAGCATATACCAGTCCTTTTCGCTGGCATCATCCAGGCGCGGCTCAGCAATGATTTCCGCCAGATTACGGATCGGGTTGATAATATTGGCGTTAACGTCCGCCCCTTTGACACTGCCTGACCCGACCACCTGAATCGCCAGCGTTTCCAGTGCAGTTGGCACCAGCATAAAGGCCGGGCGAATATTCAACGCCCGTTCGCCGTCTTTCTGGCGTCGCATAGCCTGACGACCTTGGCTGATCGTGTCCACATCGATAGTCCCGCTCAGCAAGTTGTTGTGCGCCTCACCGAAGAGCGCGTCACCATCACTTAACGCCGGATTATCTATCAGGGTGGCATACACCAGATCCCCGATAGTGGCCTTGGCTGCCCGGCCTAACTTCATCGGGACATCCGTCAGCATATTCATGTCATCATTAATGATCGCCTGCCGGGTAATGCTGAACAACTCACCGTAGGTTGCTAATGCGATGGTCGCCCCTTTATCACCCAGCGTAACATACTGGTATTCTGCCCCTTCACGTACCTGGCGCAGTGACGGAAACGCACCGATACCCACCCGGTGAGCGGTTTTAAAGTCACTGAGCTGCCCTTTCTTGACCCATTTCTCAAACGTTTCTTCCGCCGATTCCCAGCCTTGCAGGATGGATTTGTGGGCGACATCCAGCAGGATATGGCCAAAATCCGACGTACTGTGGGTGAAGGCCTGTGCCACCATCTGCATCGGGTTGTAGGTGGTCACCCCAATTCCCCGCTCAGTTAATGACATACGGGCCAGTTCACGCAAGGTCATTGCGTTATAGGGGTTATCCTGTTCATAATGCTCATGGCCGGCGCGCGCCATCAGCGACTGACGCACCCCATCCCCCACAAAATTACCGTGGTGGGCGTGAATATGGGCATGGCCCTGTTTGTCGGACGGGGTGGATTCGTTCCCCAATGTGGCCAGTAACTTATCTTTGGCTTGGGCGACAGTGCATTGCGCATCGGACAGACACGTAATCATCAGATCCGTGTGCTTGCCGCCAAACAGGGCAAACACGTCCTTGATGCCGCTGAGTCGCGCCTGTTCGTCATGCTGAGGCTGGGATTGCGGCACATTAACCGGTGCGGATTTCTCCGGCTGCGTGCTGTTTTTCGGGGTAATGTGATTTTTTAATGCATTAGGCATAGCTGTAAATTCCTCGATTCGTTTAGATGTAATACATGCCATGGCGTTAACGGGTTCCGTGAGCTGGTCAGCAAATCCATGTGCCAGGCATTCTTCCCCTGACAGCCACGTTTCTTCCCCCAGCATCTGGGCGATTTCTTCGGGAGACTTGCCGGTTTTGGCTGCATAAGCCGGGATGAGCACATTTTCTAATTTGTCCAGCAAATCAGCATAATCGCGCATATCATTAGCATCCCCCCATGAGACACCCCACGGTTTGTGGATCATCATCATGGCGTTTTTCGGCATCACCACCGTATCCCCCACCATGGCAATCACGGATGCCATGGAAGCGGCCAATCCATCAATGTAGACGGTGATCGTGGCTGGGTGGTTTTTCAGTTGGTTATAAATGGCGATCCCGTCAAAGACCTCACCGCCCGGCGAATGAATATGCAGGTTGATATGCGCCAGGTTACCGAGCGCCATCAAATCTTCGGTAAATCGCCGGGCGCTCACCCCCCAGCCGCCGATTTCATCGTAGATATAGATATCTGCGGCTTTTTCACTGGTTGCCTGCATGCGGAACCAGTTTTTCATTGTCGGCGCGGCCGTCATTTGGGGTTTCATTGTCGTTATCCGTTTGCTGTGGGGCATGCTGCCCTCCTCTGTCATTGGCGGGATCGGTATCAAATACCAGCCCTAACCGGTCGTTTTCGTCAATTTCCGCTTTCCGGCGGCGCTTGGTATCCGCCGGATTAGAGCCGCGGGCGCGTACCCATTCACTCTCGGTGGCTCCCCCGCCCCGTAACAATATCCGCCATGATTCCGCCTCTTTTTTCGGGTCAATCCACGGCATAACTGGACCGCTATAGACCGCATTAAAGAGGGAGTGCGGGTTTATCCCCGGCGGCACAGTGATCACGCCGGCGGCAATCGCCATTTTTAACCAGCGGCGGTACATCGGGCGAGTTATTGCGGCAACAAACGCATCCTGCAAAATACTGTAGCCTTCGAATGACTCCACCAGTTCCTGACGCTGGGCGCTGTAGGTGCCGTTATAATCCCGGGCAATACTGGAATAACTGCCCCGACTCCCGGCCGCCACCGCGCGTAATTGTCCGTTACGGAAGTGGTGCAAATTGGTATTAGGGCGGTCAGACTTAATCATGCCGATTTCTTCGCCGGCTTTGAGATTGTCGTAAATGATACCGGGCTGAATATCAATGTTTCGTGGGGCATCCTCATCCCCGTCATCGAACATCGCCGGTTCCCCTTTTTTGATATACATTCCCAGCGCTGCCGCAATACGCGCCGCAGTCAGTTCAGCATCCTCATACTCCTTCAGGGCGCTTAACCGCATCAGTATCCCGGACAGCAGGCTGTTTCCCCTGACCTGGTGTAACCGGCGCATCAGTTTCAGGTGCAACATATTGTCCGCATCTAGCGTCTTGATATCACCTAACACTGCCCCGGATAATGGCAGCTTTTGATACACATGGTATTGCGTCGGCCTGCCCCAGGTATTCAGCGTCACCCCCTGACAAATTCCCTGCCCCGTATCATTCATGTCTAACGGGACAAAATCGGGCTCCAGGGCTTCAATCCAGAAAGGAATATTCGCGGTGGGGGTGAGATCGGGGGCTTTACCCTGAACCATCTGGGCAAACACTTCACCATCACGCAGCCAGGTTCGTACCAATAAACGCTCCAGAACCGGACGGGTGAATTGCCCGGTGACCTCCGGTGACACAGACCACGCCGACCAGGCCTGGCTGATCTGGGCGGCTAACGCATCCGCGACCAACCCTGTGAGTAACAGTGGTTGTGGCTCAACGATGATACCTTTCGCCCCGACAATGCGTTCTTCCAGTTTATCCAGCAACCCAATCACCAAATCGTGATTATTATCCAGCCAGCGCGCCTGCTCCCGTAGCGAGCGCCCGCCAAATTGGGTCAATTGATTGGCGTTCCGGTTCTCCCGTCGTGCCCGGTGTGTCCGTGAGGGTATAGCCGCTTCATACGCTTTAATGGTCAGCCGGGAACGTAAGCGCGCCGCTTTCCAGCCAGGGGAAATTACACCAATGACGTTATCTAAGATGCCCATCAAAACCTCGCTAGTTTATACATTGGCGTGCCTTTTTTGCGCCTTTTCAGCGCACTTAACCGCTGTTCCCAACGCTCCCGCCCTTTCACAATTTCGGTGAGATTTTCCAGTGTCATTGACTGACCATTAAAGGTGAGGGTCTTGCCTTGCAATACTGTTTTTTCCGCGTCCAGATATTGCTGGATCATGTGTTCAATCTCTTCTTGCGTCATACCCAGCCTCCGTGATTGGATATCGGTGCCCACGCAGAAACCCCGGATTCACGCGCCTGAGGCGGTGACGAGGGGGGTGTCATGGGTGGGGGGGTTATTTCAGGGGGATCCATTGGGGAAGATAACGTGGTCGCCGATAGGTCAGGTAATTGTGCCCATCGGGGCGGTTTTTCCCAGTTGATCTTCTCGTAGCCCTGAATAATCACCAGGGCATGGGCGTAAACCATCAGGTCAAAGGCTTCGTTGGCCCCCTTGCCGGGCTTTTTCCATTTCCCATCAGTTCCCCGCTCTTCATAAGTGAGTTCATCGTAAAAGCCCTCAGGCAGCCAGTCAGGAAAGTGAATATAATTAGGTCCCGCCCTGTCACGGCCTAATGCGGCGGCGATCCGGTCTTTCAGTTCGTTGGTCTGCAACAAATAAATGGGCACATCCCCCCGCGCCCTGGCGCGACGCGCTGAACGCTCGGTATTGTCCGGGTAGGACTGAGTAATGAGCTTCCCTCTGGCATGCCCATCCCCTTTGAACAGAAAGACTTTTCTCCCGATACCGTCACGCCGACACTGTCGCCAGAACTTATACGCATTATCGGTCACGCCTTCTTCACCGCCGGAGTCAACCGCCATGGCCTGAATTCCCATCCTGATATCAGGTTGTTCCTGTAGCGGGTAGGTTTTATCCAGCACATCGGTTCGCAATAATGTCCAGTCTTCGGTATACGAGGCCGGGTTAATGCGCTGGGCTTCGCCGTCGTCATTGAACCGGAGTGATCGGGTGATATCAAAACGGTCAACCACCCAGCGTTCCCCTTTTTCGCCGTAGCCAACGACCTGAACCACAAAGCGGCGTTTTTTGCCCCCCTGTACGTCAACGGCGGCCACCAGAAAGCGGATCCCTGTCGGGACGCTACCCCGTATCCATTCTTCCGTACGCGCCCTCAGTTCATCTCCCTGCCGTTGTTCCTGGGCTATCTTGGACAGGTAAGGCAATCCCCAATCGGTGTTAATGACGGTTTTCAGTGTTTCCTCACTGCCTGTCAGTTCGTATTCCTGTTCAGCCGTCAACAACTTATAGACCAGTTGCTCCCAGGTCTGGTACGCTGCGGCGGGGCCTTCCATCCAAAACGACGCAATACGGGACTGACGGGCGTGCCCACTGATATTCCCGTGTTTGTCTATCTGTTGCCCCTCAATTAACCAAATACCCTGGTTGTTCAATGCCCGCTTTAGGGTGGGTTCCAGTATTTTTCCGCAATGGGGACACTGCAAACGTGCCGCCTGACTGGCGATCACGGGGTCGTTATGGAATTGATAACCCGTCATATGATCTTTGATGGGCTGAAAATATTCCCCGCAATGAGGGCAAGGCCAGTACCAGCGACGACGATCCCCCCGGTTATACAGTGATAAAATCCCGGTGGTTGGCGGCGCTTCGTGCGGGAACGCCCGGCGCCATTTGGTATCCGAAATATCCCGCCCGGGTGAACTCTCCACCAGGGTCATTCCCGCCGACATAAAGGTGGTGGTTCGCTTGGAGGCCAGGGAAAACGCATCCCCTTCACCGTCCACATCTTCGGGAAAGCGATCATAGTCAGTCAGGGCAACAAACCGATAATCCGATGACGACATGATATTGACGGACGGCCAGCCGATTTTTAAATAATTCCCCGCCCGGAATGTCTTGTCGTGGACGTTATTGTCATTCGTCCTCGGGCTGAGGCGCCGGGCAACCGCCTGACTGGCACGAAATGCCCTGTCCAGCCGCTTCTTGGAGTGCTCGCGCGCTTTCTCTTCTGTCATCTGAATTAACAGAAAATCCGCTGGATCACAGACGATGGTATAAACAATCCAGCCATCCACCAGTGCCAGTGATTTTCCCGTTCGGGCGGGACCCACAAAAATCACGGCGTCATATTGTCGTGAGGTTAAACAATTCATGGGTTCAATAATGTACGGGGTTAAGGAATCATCCCAGGGAACAGAACTGCCGCCCCCCATCGGCACCCGCATGTATTTTTTTACTGCCTCAGCGACCGGCATTCTGCGCGGGGGCTTTAGTAACACGGACACATCGCGCCGGATTGCCGCCGCGGAGGCATATTGTTCAGTCATTCAGTTTCATCCTCTGCGCTGGCAACTTCGGCGGCCAATAATTCACGCAACTCGTCAATGGCCGCCTGAGCTTCGGCTATCTGCTGTGCTGTCCACCCTTTATCCCGTTCCAACCTGTCCGGCCAGGTATCCAATATCTGGGATATGGCTTTTGCCATCACGGCCATTTCCCGGTGAACCTCGGCGGACGGGACCAATTGTTTTAGTGTGGTTTCCAGTTTTATTCGTTCATTTTCAGACTGATACCAGTCTTTTCTGTCTTTGGGGGACATCGTGGCAGGATCCTGAATTCCTTCGGTGTCTTTGTGGGTATCCGTACCGAAAATAGCGGGCCCAATATCCCGTAAGGCATAAACAGGGTTTCCCCTGACTGTGTTAGCGATGGGAACATTGGCCTCTAACAACCGTTTTCTGACTGTGCCGCGGTTTAAGCCAAACGCCTCAGCAATCTTAGCCACGCTCCAGTTGTAGGCGTCCCCCAGATTGCTGATGTTGGACATTGACACCCCACTCTGTCAGGTGAAAACTGATATTTTTATTTATTATCAGATAGATATAAGACATTGAGGTGACAACTCATTTTTAAAATTGTCACCGCAATATTGATATTTACAATACAAATCAAATGGTTATCTCACCTGCTGCTGACAGCATGGAAATTGGAAAATGAGCCGTTTCCCGCGAGTGCGCCGCCCCGTGGTCAAGGCACCCCCTGAGGAGTACCTTTGGTGATAATCACATTACGAAATCAGTTAATGAAACTGCCATCACCACGCTGAAAACAGTCCGCCGCGCTCACTCTCACGCACAACGAACTGGCGCAGCTCTTCCCGCACTATCTGGCGAATGTGATCATCATCAGGGATAGTTGCTCTGAGTTTCTTCTCTGAGTCATAGATCTTAAATCTATCAACAGCAATACCTATATCTACTGACAGTGTCATACCTGCGTCATAGCGCCGACCATGAATGGGATCCATCAGTTCAGCGATATGCACTAACTGAGATGCCAGTTGGTTTAATGCCTCGGTGTCATATTTGATACCAATGGTAAAGATGCCCTGTAACATTGTGTTCCCCATTATTCAGAATAATTAACTGGTCGGGTTGATATAACCCCGACAAATTTTGTACTGTGGTGATATAAAATGCTGAGAAAATGTTCAGAAAGTGATTTATCGGACATTGGACGATAATCGGACTTTGCAGAATTTTGTATCATCATCGTCTTGCGTACTTACTCGCCCACGCCTTGGCAATGTCCAGACAGTCATCAAACAGCTTACCTTTCCTGCTCGCTGACGCTGAACGGCGGTAATGTTCTTTTGCCCGGTCACTCGCCATCCCTGCTATAGATGAAGAAAAGCCGAGCTTGGTTAACTCGGCCTGTACGTTCTTCTCGATAAATTGTTCGTGGTTCATGCGGGCTCTTCCTCGTCGGGAAAATCACCGAGGTCACACAGCTTAAACTGGATAAGGTCTTTCACCAGTTGCTCGGCTTTCTTGATGGCTTTCTTCTCTTTCTTGCGCAGGGTCATCAGGCTACTGCCTTTCTGCCCGTGTTCAGCAAATGAGAACTTTTCAGCCTGAGCCACTCGGTCTTGCATTTGTTTAATGGTCAGATCCGTCAGTCCTGAGAAATCCATCAGGTTAATATCTTTGCCGCCTTCCAGTTCTGTCATGTGGTCGAACACCTGAGCCTGTAGCTCATAGCTGTAGCTCATTGCCATCAGACAGGCTTCACGCTTAGGGAATTTGTATATGTCACGTTCAACCTGACCACCCGTGCCGTTAATATAAGAGTCAACTGCAAAAAATTTTTCAGCTGCCTCCCCTAACACTTTTGGCACTTTCTTCATAAAGCTACGATGCTCAAGCTTTCTGTATTTTTTACAGGGGAATGAAAATCCTTCTGCCTCTGCTTTAGCCTTCCTGTCGGCATTGATGTAATCCACCATTTCCAAACTGGTCATAGTGGGCGCTTCTGTTACAGGAAGATTTTCTTTATTAGTTTTGACTAATTTCATCGGGTATTTTCCTTATAGAAAGCCGAACCTGTTCACACAGAAAAGCCGCCCGCAGAAATACCCTATTAATAACGGTTTTCTCAGGCTCGACTTTCTGTAAGGCTCTGCGTTTTTATTGATATGCGTGTGAATGCACGGTGAAATTCAGATATAAAAAATGCCACCATCCCGTGTGCGTTGAGTACGCGATGGGAACGGGTGGCAGCATGGGTTATTTCTGTAACCACTCAAGGGAATGGGCACAGAAATATTTCATTTAGTTTCAGTTGTTAACCAATTGTTAAGCATTATTCGCTTGTTATTGGGCGAAAATAGGTTTATGGGATTATATGTTGTTGCAGTAATGTTAATTCAAACGAAATGGGGAGAATAATAAAATGAAAAAATTCATTCTGCTTTGCCTGTTGGCAGGCGTGACTCTTTCCGCTTCAATGCAGACTTATGCTATGGTCTGCTCGATTTTGGTAATCCCTAAAATGCGTGAAGCCTGTGTTGCTCAGTGCGAAGCAGCACACCCAGGATGGTTAAACAAAATAGCCTGTGTGTAATAAAATCGTAGGACGGTAGCACTTCCGCCGTCCTCTTATCAGTCACCCACACCACACCCTAACCTGCTCCTGCCACCCCAGCATCATTTGCTCTGAGGTGGCAATTTGTCATTTTCAATTTCCCGTATTGCCCGTTTATCCAGATTACATTGTTCAATCACCGTTAATAACTGCTCATTCAAAATAAGACTGTCACTCCATGTCATTCTGTCAGGGATGGCGGGAGGTAAACAATCAGCGAGCAGATGTGCCGGAATGGGTATCGGTGGCACCTGAACGTATTCTGTTTGCGTGTTGCTGCAACCGGATAACAACCCCATCAGGAACAAGGCGATGGGCGCAATCATGACTAACAACCACCGTTTTGATGGCCGCCTGCGTTTTCTCAGAATCCACGGCTGACCGCTGTCGGTTTTCGCTATTAATGCGTGAGATGTCATTGAATAACCTGATAGAGTGGTAGGCGTTATCGGTGATGAACTGCTGGCGTTGATTCTGCTGGGTCAGTGATTCACTCTCACCCGTCAGCCGCACGTTCTCTGCATACACCGAATAGAGGGAATATACGGCTGAACCCATCAGCGCGATAACTACAATAACAGCGCCAAATTTTAATTGCCATTTCATGGCCGCCTACCAACAAATTGATTGTATTTACCGTTTAAAAAACACAAACCAAGTACAATCGGCATCAAAATAACCAGTAGTGGCCACATGAATGACATTAATAAAACGACACCGAATTCCTCCGGATCGTTAGCTCGTTTTCCTATCAATGTAATAATAATGAATGCTGCAATAAAACCGATAACGTAAATTATTGGAGCCAGAATAATACCCATCGTTCAATTCCTCATAGCAGTTCAAACGCCCGTACGAAGATGTCATCAGAATAAGGTTGCTTGCCGTTCTCCATCTGGATCATCGCCTTAGTCAATGCTGTCATGATGGATTTGTCGTTAACATCAATCACGGCATGACTGGATACACCGACTGT